CATTGGTGGGGTTGGAAGCCCAGCGTAAGCGTGGCCGTTAGGATGCGTTCTACGCATTGCTTCGGTTACCGGATGTGTATTTACAATCGTTGTAACTGAGTTCTTATGGGCGAAGATTCGCACCGCAGACGCTACCTCGTAATGGTATTCGTGCATACCTGACTTTCCAAGTTTTCTTTGGTCGGTTACAAGGGAGTTGTAAGGGTCAATTAGGCATCCGGTGTACTGCCATTCCTCGTGAATTTCCTCCATAATGCGAAGTAGGTCAAATGCATTGTATAGATTGTTGCTGTCTATAAAACGAAAATGCTCATCAATGTAATCAAGGTGGCGATACATCTTGGCCTCCGTTACGTTTTGAATTGGCTCGCAGGAAAGGAACTCGATTAACTTACGCTTAAGGGAGTGTACCTCGTTCTCTGAGGAATACACAAGCCACTTCTTATCGTAATTCATTGTTTGCATAAGCATCAAATAGATAAGCGTGTGCGTCTTACCTACGTTGGCGTGGCCAGTTACAACAACAAACTCCCCGTCTTTGAAACGAAGGAACTCATCAATTACCGGGTGGCCGAGCTTACCGGTATCGTAGTATTTTCCGCCTCTTGCTCTTTCCAAGAACGGCAATACTTTATCGTTAGAAATTAGGTCAGGGTGTTTCATAGGGCAAACGTAAACAAAAAATCAATACAAAAAAACATTGGGCAAAAAAAAGCCCCTCCGGAGAGGGGCTAAAAACCAGTCATTATGAAACACCTAAAACGGACTGGATTCTTCTACACGAGCTGCAAAGTGTTCTTGGTGCGTGGCTCCGTGGGTGCCAGACATCCAAGCGTTAAACTTCTCTGCTAACTCAAAGATTTTCTCAACTGGGATTGTTGACCCTTGGGCAACATAAGCTGCGGACATTTCAACAGCCGACTTCAACGCCACCTGGCGAATGATAGACGCCGAACGGTCATCGTTTGCCTTTGGTGTTGAGGGTGTCCAAGCTGGGCGGTCTCCACGTTGAATCTTAACGGTACCTTTCTCATTCTTGGTGTACTCAACCTCATCGCCTACTTTGTAGGAAGGGGTCTCGCTCTTGGCAAATGCGGTTCCAAAGTCTCCGTTATCAAAACGCAACTCTAATTTGTAGAACTCTTGCCATTGGCCGTTGGGGGTGATGCTTGTAATTTTAGGCATTGTGTAATTCGTTTAAGAGGGTTCTTTTTAATACTTCGTTTTCTGCTTCGAGGAACTCGTTGCGTGAGGCAAGTGCCTCGATGCGGTGTTGCAGAAATTCCACCATTTGTGCGGCCCCATCTTGAGACCAATTCGTTCGGAAGGTGTATTCCATAAAGTGAGTGTGTTGGTTAATGGTTCAAAGATATGTAAAAAATCAATACCACAAACATTCACCAAAAAAAATTACTTTGCCAGTATTCTTTTCTATTTCGGAGTTTCTAAATATGGAAACTTTTGTAACAAACCGAGCCGTGTCGTCCTGTACGCCTCCGTGCTTACGCAAACCATCCAAGGCGAACTTAATAGCCATAATACAGTTGTCGTTATCGTAGCCGTAGTTATGTTCCAAGTTTACTATAAGTGAACTAAATTTGAATTTATCGTATTTTGCTAATTGAGCAAGAACCTCGGCAACAAACTTATCCTTGGCCTTCTTGCGTACAATCCAATGCTTTGACGAGTAGAACTGGTTTAGCGAAGGAACCTTGCCAAGCGTAACCTCAATCCTTGTATCCGCAGCGAGCCGCAAAGGCGGGGTCGAGCTGGTGGATGCGTCCGAGCAGGACTTTCTCTTGCTCTTTGGCTTGGCTTCTTGTTTTGTCATTACAATTAGCGAAAAGATTCGCAATGTCCGCCAGTATCAAATCTATCTGGCTCTTTACTTGTGGATTGTTGTAGTATGGCATTTCGGTGTTTAAGTTCACGTTGTAAGTGGATTATTGCTTTCTCAATATCTTGCTCTATCGGGTTGTCTTGCTTCTTGCCCGCACGGAGCAAATAGGCGATTGCAACTCCGAGGTTGTAATTATCCTCTTGGAAGTCCAGTACCACGTCCATCGCTTCGATGCCCTTGTACTTGCCTATGTAGTATTTAGGTGCGCTCATTTGTCAAAGTGCTTTACGCCTTGCTCGAAGGTGTTGTATTTGCGTATGTCTCTTGCTTCGTCAATAGATAGGTTGTAGTCGCAAAATCCAAAATGATTCAAGAAGGCGTTGGTGTAGTCGTTCTTCAAACGACCCTCCTCGATAGCGAAGTATTTCATTCGCTTGGTGTTTCTATCTGTTCCCATATTGCAAACCTAACGCAGGATTGTTTAGGTTGTTGCAGTGTTGAAAACAAAAAAGTTATTAACACTTGTCGGAGGTATGCTCCTAATGCTTATTTTTTACAACTAGTTAGTTAACTTACTAGTTAGTTAACTTACTTAACTAATAACTAACTTAACTAGTAAGTAAAGTTAAAACTTGACTAAAATTAAAAATAAAAGAAAATCTTTGATTTAAGACACTTTTATATGTCAAAGCATATCAATGTACCACTTTTGGTAGAAAGTGTATTAGAACGCATATAAAGTACCTCTATCGCCTTAATAACACTATTATCATCATACCAACTGCAAACAGCATCAGGTACTTTTCGTAATTGCGGCTTTTAGGAGCCGTCACGGAGGTCTTTATGTATTTAGTCACTTGTACGGTGTCAGGTAGGCACGTTGCTTTAACACGCACCGTATCAAAGTTCCTAACAATTTTTAGGCGTATATTATCCTTTTGGACAACTACCGTATCAATATCTTTTAGCGTGAGTGTATCCCAAAGGTTTCGCTCTTTGGTTACAATAGTGGTATCAAACTTCGTTTGCCAGACGTTTGCTCCTTTCTTTACGGCTTGACGCAAATGCCATTCGGCGGAACAACTACCCAGAACAAGACTCACAATCAGGATTATCAATAGAGCAAGCAGGGGGTGTGGGTACGTCTTCGAGTTCATTAAGCCAGCTTTCAAAATTGGATATATTTGGTTTTCCCATTTTTCTTAATTGCTTTTAATACTTCTCCTTTGTTGTTGTTAACGTCGTAGCTTACGTGAATCCACGCTGGCTGGCTATCTGTACCAAACTCCCAGATGAGCTGCTTAAAATGCGTCTGCTTGCGTATGTAGGCAAATACAGAAGCCATATCCTCGCACTGAATGTCTGCTGCTCGTCCGAATAGGTGGTCGCTTGTTGCTCCTACGCCCCCAACTGCTGCATTAACCGCAGGCGAGCGATAGCCGCTAGTGACTTCAATAGGTCCGAACTTGTCTCTTGCTGGTTGAAGGACGTATTGTACCAAGTATTTCAAATTGGTTATCGCTTCTTGGCTTGGCTTGTTCGGTAAACCCGTTGAGGTCTCGGTAAACTCGCTCAAACTGAAATTTTCAGATAGCTTCATTTTTGATAAATTTTATGCAGTAACTCTAACTGGTTCCGAGTTAACGTGTCTTATATCGCACTTTTTGGTAGCAAGTTATCCCCTATATGGTACCTTATCTTCCCTGCCCTCGGTACTTCTTACTCGTCACCCCTTTGTTCGGGCTTTTGGTGTGTCTTCCGAGTTTTGGTTTTGCCTTGGTTATTTTTTTTGTCTGTTGCTCCTTCGCCATCTCTGCTCATCATTAATGCAAATCCACCCATCAGGAACGCACTAAACTCCGTTAGAGACGCTTTCTCGTACCAAACGAGTATTCCCCCGAACGAAATTAAGATAAGCCCTATTACGGTTGTCTTTGGGTTTCTAAAAATTCTATCTATCATTCTTAATATCCCGACTCCAACGCCACAAGGTGTAAACGAAGGAGGTTAGCATTACGACCATTCCTGCAATCTGGTGTACCTCGGCAATCGTAAGTCCACCAACGGCCAAAGACCAGCTTGTTGCTACTGCGCTTGTACTATCGTGTTTCATTCCTCAATCGGGGCAGGGGGTTGGCAATAGGCGGCATCTGGGTTGGCAGCGCAGTATTCTTGGGCGTAAACTTCCTCCCATCCTGCAAAAATATGGATGCCACAAGGCGCAGGCCAAACCACCGAATCAGCATAGGCGGCAAGCGGTTCGTTTTGCCATAAGATGTCAACGGCATAGTTAGGGTTCTCGCTTACGCAGATGCGCTCTCCTTGCTCGTTTGTTTCCCATTGGGTACAGATATGTCCCAACTCAACTACGGCCACTACAAGCTCCGTATTCCACGTGGTCTCGGTGATGCCATCCAGTGAGGTGGTAGTCTTTTCTATTGCTTTTTTGGCTGTTGCCCAGTCAGCAAACTCGTATTTTGAAAATGTCATAGTAAGTAAATAAATAATCCACCGAATAGTGTTGCAATCAAGTCCTTGTAGTCAAATCCTCCGTAGCGTATTTCGTCTATTAATTCTTTGCCTGCTGCTGCGACAAGCACGAGCAACATACTACCCGAAATAAGATAAAGCACCGCACCACCTACGAAGTGCAGTACCTTATCAAATGAAGTCCAACTGCTCATAGCGTGGTAAGTTCTGCCAGTTGGGCGTTGGTTAGACGGGTCTTAAATACGAGGGCTTGGCTAAATGAGCCCCTAAAAGAATCAGGGCCATAGCTTCCATCGTAATAACTTCCAAGTGCTAATGAATCAAAAGTTACAGTTGGAACGGTTACACTCGTGTCGGTTGCTTGTAGAACACCATTGATGTAAAGGACGAGGTTATTCGCTTCCCAGGCGGCTGCTATTTTGATTTTTCCCGTATATGGCGATGTGGTAGCGGCTATTCCAGTTGTAACTCCGCCTTCACGAACTTGCGCCCTGTATCTATTTGTGGTTGTGTCGTAAACGATGTTCACAAAATTTAATAAACTTGTATCGCTAATAAAAATCAAGTTTTCAGGGTCCGCACCGCTCGGGCCTTGACGCTCTACTTCCACAAATAAAGTTCCTACGGATGCGCTCAAAAGGCTTGATATAGATGTTTTATACGCAGCATCGGTCACACGGGTAACACTTGCGGCAAGCGTTGGAATGTAGCTGGTGGCGTAGGCTCCTTGCTCTACCTGCGCTCCGTAAAGATAGAAGCCGCTCGTTCCGTTTCCAGTGTATTCTTCAAGCCCGTAGGCACCCAAAGTAGCATTAGCTGAAGAAACGGAACCGAAAAAAGTAAAAAATGCACCACTAGCGTATGGCGTGTACGAGATGCTGCATCGGTACCAACCGTTGCCGTAATTTTCAATTTTAGCAGTACAAGCGGTCTGAGGCCCACCTTGCTGCGGTGTTTTAGCTACTCCGTTTTGAAGGTCAAAAACACAACCAGTCCAAGCTAAACTACTTCCAGCAATGCTTAACGAAATGTTATATCCGTTATATTTAGCAAATACTGACATAGTGCCAGCTACCCCTCCTAAATTTATTAAAGTCGTTTTATTTAAGTTGTGTGTTCCCGTATCGGTTGTTGCCCTAAACAGGTCAGCGTTACTATATCCATCTGGTGATGTTGCTGCATTTGCATTAATT